CCGATCATTATACTATCTCCCCGTCTTTGGCGTCAAGTTCTTTTTGGATCACTGGCCAGCGCGTTGCCTTATCCTCTTCTACAATCGCGGCAATGTCTGCCGTTGTGGCCGGCACACATTCGAAGCAACGGCCGTTGATCGTTTTGCGCCCACACTCTAGGCACACTCCCGCATGCTTTAGGAATGCCGTCATGTGTTCTAGCGTCCACACGGTATTCATTTGTCCCTCCGTTCCATCCATCTAATCCATGCTGGAACGGCGAACCAGAAGGCGATGCTCCATCCGATCACACCAAGTGTTTCCATGATGTTGCTCCTCTTCTCCTGTGTCACGCGTCCATTCGCGGGACGGTCTAGGCTAGAGCATGCCGCGTGCCAGGGCTAAGTGCTTATGTTGGAGGTGTTGGATGGTGGAATGTGGGGCTTTTTGCGTGAGGCTTTGCGGAGTTTTGCATGGTGGCGTTGATGGCAGGGTTTATCACATTCAAAGCGGTAGGTCAAGAAAAAACTTAAGCCCTCAAAGCTAAGTTAAGGTAGCGCAATCACTTAGCTTGACCGTTTGCACGTATGACATCGCAACACGGGCAAGCGTGGACGTGATAAGGTAGAAGAGTAGGGGAAAAGGCAACGCAATGCTGTGCGTTTTGCCGCATCGGCCCGGGGATGGGCTCACGTATACCGTCAACAGTCTACCCGATCGGCCGCATGGGCGCACGCTATGGCAATACCCCACGGGCAGCGTGTCATTGGGCGCGCGTGGTGGCGTGCCGGCCTATGGTGGACGCGCGCGCACGCGTGCAGGTTGACGCGCACACGCGCTCGAGCACGGGCCACGGATCCTCCGCCGGGGGGAGCCCCCCATCGAGATCACAGATACGACTTCCTGGTCGATACCGGGTTCTTTCGCCATTTTGGCTTCTAAAACCAAGCCCCACAAGGACTTAGAAAGGATTTTCAGTGGCTCCTAAGAGTCCTCGCCGGAAAGGTGCCCTCCAGCAGGCGAAAGAGTACCTCCGAATCAACCCCAGCGCCACGAACGCGCAGGTTGTCGAGGCCCTCAACGTCTCGATCGGCACCGTGAGCGCGGCCCGGTCCTTCCTGGTGCAAACCGGGGTGATCCAGAGGTCCTTCTACGACCGCTCCTCGCCGATGATCGAGGGCGAACTGCCTGAGGACACTGCTCCCGGGCCGATCTTGGCGACCTCCGGGGTGGCTGAACTCGAAAAAGAGATAGCGGCACGCCAGAAAGTCGCTGATACAGTGGTTAACGGTAGTGGCGTCCCACTTACGGCCGAAGAACAGCGCCAGAGATTGTCCACGGTCGCGCGCAACGCAGCGATCACGGGCAACTTCCAGTTGGAAATCGCCGCAATCCAGGCCCTCGCGCGGCTCGATGCACAGATCGGCGCCCGAGACAGGCTCGGCCCGGGTCCTCCACTCACCGATGATGACAAGATTCACCGTCTGAGCCTATTGCTCGAGGCCGTAGGGAAGCGGATTGCACGCAAAGCGTGGGAAAGGGTCTGGAATGAGCAGTCTGCGCAAGATCAGACGCAGAATAGCGACGAGCATCGTGGATCAAGCGAGAGTGCCGAAGAAAAAGCTCTCATTGCGCCAGAGAATGCAACTTCTCCTCCTCTGGCTGGCTCAGGAGCGGGAGAAGGCGGCGAAAACAGCGACCCAGCAGTTTCAAGCTCCTGAAGAACTGGCGCCCGAAGCCCTCCAGGCCCGAAAGGATGCAGATGAAGGCGCGAGTGCAGAGATTTCGGCCCCCGAAGGTCAGTGACCCACCGGAATTGGTCGAGCTTTATTGGATCGATGCTCAGGGCGACACTTCCGATGTAGAAATCCACAAAGCGGGCGGATTGATCGAGCTTCCAAGCGTCGGTTACTTCGTTCGGTTCGTCTCGAAAGGTCCACACGGTCCCTACATCGTCATCGCGATGGAGATCATGCAGGACCAAGAATCGAAAGTCTGGAGTTGCCGACAGCACACATCTATTCCTATCGGGTGGATCACTCGATGGTCTGTTGTCACAGAAAAGAGGCAGGTGTGGCCCGCACGCCAGGAATCAGGTTCATCCACGTCCTCAGAGAGCGACAACTCACTGAAGACGGAACTCCCAGACTCCACGACCTGAAAGATGGCAATGAGTGCTGGTGTGAACCGCAGTGTGCCAGACTCAACAAGGACATCATTCTCGTGGTTCACGACCCCGAGAACGCCCTCGTCATCGTTGATGATAAGAACACCACCACGCCTCCAGGCCATGATGATTACCCGTTCCGACCTCGCTGAAAGGTCTCGATGCTGACCATCTTCTTCGCCCTCATCCTCATGTTCGCGGTGAATCCGGCACTCGTGCCCCACAGTATGAAGCCGGATGGAATCACGTATCGAGGTTCATCGAAACCAGCGGTGGTCCCGAACTTCTGGATCAAAGGCCCCGCAGCAGTCACCGACACGGTTGTCACGGACTCGACCTGCACCATCACACCTGAACCCACCCGGGCCGATTCGCTGGAACAGGGCCTAGTTGATCCGACCACGTTCACGCCTGAAGAGTTCGAGCAGCAGAAGGAGCGCGCCCAGGACCTCTGGTTGAAGCGCAAGCAGTTTCTCAATGAGGTCAATGGATTTTCCGAAATTCCGAAAGGATGGACGTAATGGCTAGTAAGAAGTCCCTAGTGACCAAGAAAGAAGTAAATGAATCGCAGGAGATGGAGAATGCCCGCGTGCGCGAAATCGTAAAGAACCAGGAAGCGGTCGTGGGATTTCTCCGTATGCTTGCAGACCAGACTGCTGCTGATCCGGGTGTTCACTCGGAGATCGTGAAGAGTGCGACACTCGTTCGTATCTTCCTTGAAAACCAGATCAACGGCGCTCGCGCGAAGTTTCCACAGGCGTTCGAAGAGGAGATGAAAGATGTCGAAACTGCGAGAATCGCGTAGTCACGTTATTACCGGTTTTGCTTTTGGTATCGGCTTCTCGATTGGTTCACTCGTTTTCAACGTGGTGCTGCAAGCGGTTCTCTTCGGAGTCTTCCGCGTGCTCGGGTTGGGACGGTAACATGCCACCGAAAAGTCAGAAACAAGCTCGGTGGGCAGAAGCAGGATGTCCAGGATCGAAGATGAGCCCCGGAAAGTGCGCTGAGTTCAAACCGCACGGTAAGGGCTCGATGAAGGCGCTGCCCAAGAGCGCGCCAAAGAGGAAGAAGTGACATGGCATACAAACACTCAGCGAAGCATCCCGGATTCAAGGCCGTCGAGAAAAAGCTCGAAGGCAAAGTCAGAAACCCCGGCGCAGTCCTTGCCGCAGCGGCCAGGAATGCTTCTCCCGCCGCGAAGAAAGCCAACCCCCGTCTCAAGCGCGTGAAGGGCTAATCACGCAGGGAACTGCAATGCCGAAAGATAAGCAACACGATAATCAGGCAGAGGATGCGGACATGATCCGCAAGATCGAGGCTATCAAGCTCCAACTTGGGATCACGCACATTCCTGCCAGCACTCCAGGCGCATCAGACCAGGAACTCTGGCCCACCGATACGGGCGATCCAGAGACGGGACTCCCCACCTTCCGTCTCGCGAAAGGCAGGAAACCTCGTGGCGGTAATTTTGCATGAGAGTGCGAACACAACGACATCTTCGCGAAACAGTTCTTCGTCGATACCGGATCACACAGGAAGCATATGATGCCCTGTTCCAATCTCAAAAGGGAGTATGCGCTCTTTGTGGTTTACCGGAACTCAAAAGAAAGCATCTCTGCATCGATCATTGCCATTGGACTGGAAGGGTCCGAGGTCTTCTATGCAATAGGTGCAATACCGCTTTAGGGCTTTTCAAAGACAGCCCTGAGGTATTGAGAAAGGCTGCGCAATATGTCAAAGACGTGGCCACTCGAAGCTGAACGAGAGTTGTGGAGTGACATCTGCTGCCCGGGCCGACACGAGCGGGCCCTGTGGTGGTTCGTCAAGATCGCGGCCGGTTGGGAATGGCGCTGTACCGCCAAGGGCGGTTTGCCCTGGCTTCAGGAGCGGGTTCACGGACCTTGGCTCGACTGGTTCCAAGGCAAGATCATGGACTGGAAGGTGCTTCGTGCGGCCGGCGTCCATGAGCCCATGAAGATCGCGAACATCGCGCCTCGTGGTCACGGCAAGAGCCAGACCATCACGAAGTCGGCGAGTCTCTGGTCTCATCTCGATGAACCCAACATGAGTACCTGCATCGGCTCGGCAACACTTCCGCTCGCGAAGGCGTTCCTCAAGCCCATGAAGTCCATCATGGATGGCAGCGATCCTGATGCTTGGTTCGCTTGGTTGTACGGTAACTGGTACTCCCCTGAGCGTGATTGGAACACTGAGGAAGTTGTCCACGGTGCTCGACTCTCTCTCGCGGTGTCTGAACCGTCCTTCGCGGTATTCGGCGTCGAGACGGGCATCACGTCGAAGCATCCACTCGAAGTCTTCTACGACGACCCGGTGACGAAAGAGAAGCTGGGTGAGAGTGGTACGTGGTTCGATACGGTTGCCGACTCCATCGACTCGATTTTCAATGCGCTTCGTGCGGATTCACTGTTCGTTCTCACGATGACGCGATACGGCGATGAAGACCCCTTCGGCACGTTGATCGAGCAAGAGGGTGTCGCCACTTGGTCAGGGCATGATTCACCTGAACCCTACAAGACTGGTGGTGTCTGGCATGTCTACTACCTTCAGGCGCGTGATCGCTCGAACACCAAGAACTTCCCGAAGGGTGAACCCCTTCTTCCTGAAGCAGGCTACAACGACAAGTGGCTCACGAACCATGAGAACCGCAAGTCACAGGAGCACTCAACTCAGTATATGAACGATCCTTCGACTGGTGAGCACATGGAGATCACGCGGAACCAGATCGAGAAGATGAGGATTCCTCGCGACACAAATCCTCCGATCGAGTACGCCACGGTCCACATCGACACGGCCTTCAAGGATGAGGGACGGCGCGAAAGAGGCGACTACTCCACCATCAACGTCTGGCTCCACGACCTCCGGCCCAATGGCATCGTCTACTTCGACCGTTCCGTGAGGATCAAGTGCCGGGATGAGGAGTTCGATCAGTACCTCGTTCGAGTGTTGTGGGACCTCAAACAGCGCGGTTACCGCGTTGCTGCCCTCACCGATGAATCAGAGGTCGGTGGTAAACGCGGAGTGTACAAGCAGCGTCTTGAGCAAGTGATCTTGGGGGCGGGTCTTCCACTTCCTGAGATTCACCAGTTCAACCGCTCGGGTACGAAGAAGGATATGCGTATCCGCGAAGCTGCGGGCTACTGGCTCCAAGGTTTCGTTCGCCTCTTCGATGATGCTGAGAACATCGAGACCCTGATCTACGAAATGACCCACATCGGACGCACGAAGTACGATGACGTGTCTGACCCGTGTGCAGACGTTTTTAGACCCGAAGTATGGCGTGGAAGAATCAATAATCTTGTGGGTATGGATGATCAGCCCCAAATGCCAATCCAACCTGGAGATGATGTTCTCAAGGCGAATCATGCCCGCGATCTCGATGCACTGAAGCGAGACATCTTTGGTTCAGATAACTTTCAAACTGATCCCATTCCCTACGAACCCTTTGGATTCAAACGTGGATAGAAGTGAGTACCTCAAGAAATGGAAACGTGAGAACCCCGTCAGTCGTTCACGTCATTCATTCAAGCAGAAACTCCGGCAACGATATGGAATCGAGCCAGAGGATTGGGCACGTCTTTATAATGAGCAAAACGGCCAGTGTGCTATCTGTGGGAGCACCGAGAAACTCAATCTAGATCACGACCATGAAACCGGCGAAGTACGAGGCATTCTTTGCTGGGACTGCAACGTGAGTCTTGGAAAATTCACAGAGAAAGAGTTGGAAAACGCCCTTGAGTACCTCCGCGCTGCGCACCGTAGTTTTCGACATTGAAACGAAGAAGCTCGCTGATGAAGTCGGTGGATGGGCAAATCTGAAACGAGGTGATGGTGGCATCTCCGTCCTCGTTCTGTGGGATTCCGCCACGGGCCGGTTTCACATCTATGACCAGAACACGCTCGATGAGGCTGCAAGGCATCTGGAAGATGCTGATGTGGTCCTCTCTTTCAATGGTGAGAAGTTCGACCGAGAAGTGATCGAGGGGATCCTCGGTCGCCGGCTCTGTCTTCGACAGCACTACGACCTCCTGCTGATGATCTGGGATTCACTTCCCTGTCGGCAGAAGGGCCACACGCTTGGTGAGGTCGGAGAGCGCACCCTCAACCAGAAGAAGTCGGGCGAGAGTAACATGGCCCCGGCTCTTTTCAACCAGGGTAGGTTCGCGGAACTCCACGACTACTGTTTGGCAGATGTTCATCTCACTCGTCGTCTATTCCAGTTTGTTCAGAAAGAGGGAGGAGTGATCGGTGTCAATGGCAGTATTCTTCTTCTTCCTTTACCGGATTGGTTTGAACAGGTGAATCTTGGCTAAAGAATACCAACGTCGATATAGGCAGGCAGTTCTCGCTCTATTGGGTGGGAAATGTGCTCGCTGTGGATTCTCTGATCCTCGAACACTCCAAGTTGATCATGTCAATGGTGGTGGAGGGCGTTTGAGGGCACAGGGTAAAGAAGGAAATGCAGGCCAACTACTCAAGGCGGTAACTGAGTCGCCGGCTCGCTTTCAGTTGCTTTGTGCGAACTGCAACTGGATCAAGCGCCATGAGCGCCAGGAGAACTGACAGTGGCAGTTGTTGATACCTCAAAGCGGGATCAGATTCTTGGGTTCGTGCGAGAATGTCGGGCTCGCTCTGAGCGATTCTCCTCTGTGTTCAAGAACAAACTTCCTCGATACTACGAACTTTGGCGGGGCCTTTATACCGGTACAGCCTCTATTACCAAAAATGATGTCCATCTTCCTCTAATTTTCAGTACCATCGAGACAGACATTTCGCGAAAGATGGCCACGTCCTTCGGTCAAGCTCCGTACCTCAACTTCATTGGGTACGGTCCTGACGATGCAGCCACCGCTCGAAAGCATGATGCGCTCATCTCGGCGCAGTTGCGCGATGCCAAGGTTATCCGTAAGGAATACCTGAACATGCTTCGGGCCGACTTGTACGGCCGAGCGGTCTCGCGCGTGATGTGGGATCACAAGGAAGAGATTCAGACGCGGGAAGAGTGGAAGGCTCTGCCTCTCAGCGGTGACCGAGTGCGTCAGATTCAACGCTCGCGCGTGGTCACCTTCGACGGACCGAACTATGAGCCCGTGGACTTGCTGGACTGCTTCCCCTGTCCTGGATACCTCTTCGAAGATGACATGCCGTGGTACCAGATTCGGTACTACCTGACCCTCGATCAGGCTGAGTTCCTCGCCTCTGAAGAGGGTGGATCGATCTTCGATGCCAACGAGATCGCGCGTCTCAAGCGCGAACAGGCAACCAATGCCTTCCGTGGTGAAGAGTCTCTCATCAAGCGATTCGAGGCGCGCACTGGATGGGCCTCCAATCCTGGTCAGGACGACAAGAACGTCCCGGTTCTGGAGATCATCGAGCACTACGGCTTCGCCCCTCGCGGCATGGTTGCAGGTTCGATCAACACGGTAATCACGGTTGCCAACGGCATGTATCTCATGCGCGCGGAAGACAACCCGTTCCCGAATCGTCAGAAGCCGATCATCTCGACCACGCCGACGATGGACCCGCACTACTATTGGGCTCCCGGCAAGGCCGAGGTCGCCGAGAAGATGCAGTTGGTGGCGAACAGGTTCATCAACCAGCAACTCGATGGCGCTGATCTCGTGATCCATCCGATGACGGCCGTGGATTCGCGCAAGCTCGTCAACCCGCGCAACCTTGTCACCGGCCCTGGCCGCGTCTTCCAGACGATTGGTCCTCCGGGTGATGCCTTCGCTCCAATCCAATTCGACATGCGCGGTCTCAACATTGGGGCTGCCCAAGTCGCTCAGATGTGGCAGTGGATGCAGATGGGTTCTGGCATCATCGATGATGCTGTGATGGGCGTGTCGGGAGGCGGCAGCGATCGTCAAACGGCCCGAGAGTTCGTTGGCCGGCGTGAAGCTGCGGGTACGCGACTCATGCTGGAGTCGATTATGTACGAGGCCCTGTATCTTGAACCTCTCGGCGATTGGTTCGCCTCACTGAACTCCAGACTCCTTTCGGTCCCTCGTCAGATGCTCATCCTCGGTGATGCTGCCCAGAATGACTCGCTGACTGGTAAGCCGATTCAGACCACGCGCGAGACGATCCAGGGATGGGAACTCGCTACGCAGTATGTCGCTCGGGCGGTAGGTTCAGCCTCCTCAATCACGAAGTCAGCGAAGCAGCAGAACGATCTCACGATGTTCCAGATTCTCGCGGGCGCGCAACCGATGGTGGCCGGCGCAATCAACATGGTGAACTTCCTGCGTCAGATGCTCCGCTCGTTGGACTATCAGAACGTAAACGAACTCGTCCAGAAGCAACCCCAGGTCCAAGAGATGTTGGCGGGTTCAGGTTTCCAGAATGCCGGTCAGGTCCCTGAGACCGACCCCAATGCCGGAGTTCTTCAACAGATGGGTGGTGAAGGACCCTCCATCGCTGGGATGATCAGCCAGTAGAAAGGATCGTTGTGGAAAGTGCAGGATACCCTAGTGAGGTTGTGGAAAGCGTTCGCTTCATCTACGCCTCACAAGCATGGCAGGACTTCTTCGAACCCAGACTCAAAGACATCAGATTGACGATGTTGGAGCTTCTGGCTGATCCATCGAAAGCGCGCGAGGAACAGAAGTCCGACGACTACATCCGTGGTTGCATCGCCACGATTCAACACTTCCTCGATCTACCTCAGTCTCTCATTGCGGATGCCGACGCCCAAGCGGCAGCCCGTGAAGCAGAAGATGCCCGGACACACCGGGCCGAATTGGGCACCCCGTAACCGCGATCGACTCGCGAAAGGTCAATCATGTCAAACGAAGCTCGTACCCCCGATCAGATTCGTGCAGCGATGTCTGCGCAGATCACCAAAGAGTTCAATCAGCTTGTCGATCAGGGAGCGATCACCGGAGTTCCGAAGATTCCAGTTGCCGGTGATCCGGCACCCGCTCCTGCTGCACCTGTTCCTGCTGCCGCTGCGTCACCCGCTGCGGCTGCACCGGCTACCGCTCCTGCGGCGGCTGTAGTTCCCCCGTCTGCACCCGCGCCCGGTGAGCCTTTCAACAAGGAGACTCATGGACTCGGGAAGTACAACACCCTGGAAGAGTTGCGTAAGGGCTACTTCAACGCCGTCAACACGCTCTCGACCAAGCTGGATGACTCGGCTTCGAAAGACTCCGAGATCACCAGCCTCCGGCAACAGCTTGCTGCGTTTGGGGCCAACCCCCAGGCCGGCAATGCCGCCACTGTCCCGGCCAGTGTTCCGGGAGGTTCCCCTCGGGTCAACCCCGTGGCTCGGAATCCGATCGACTTCTCAGCCGATCCGGTGCTGAAGCAATTCGCGGAGGAAAGCAGTGTTCCGACCGACCTTCTCATTCAGGCGATCGATCGAGTGGCCACGGCACGAGCGGAGCAAATTTCCGCCGAGGTCGTGAACGCGAAGATCGACCCGCTTCAGCGAATGACTGAGGCCGAGACGTACATGCGAACCAAGTATCCTGACTCGGTGAATCACATCAACGAGGTCTCGAACTTCCTCAAGTCCACTCCCGATGAGGCTGTAATCGTTGCGGAACTGGTTCAGATGGGGAAGCCTGCGAAGGCAATGGAATATGCCTTCAAGCAGTACGCGGCGAGTGTGGGTCTCGACTTGACGAAGAAGATGGAGGCGAACGCTGCTGTCGCTGAGGAGGAACGTCTTGCTGCGCGAGCGCAGGCGGGACTCCCCACATCCCCCAACACTGGAGTGATGGCGGCTCGACCTTCGACGGAAGCCCCGACGAGGGAAGAGATTCAAGCGTTGAATGAAGCGGCTGGCCCTGGTTTGAGCCAGGATCAGGCTGCGGTGATTCGGCGTCGCCGTTTGCTCGGTAACATGCTCCCTGAGTCCCTGAGGACCTGGGAACAGAGGTAATTCCTAATGAACCCGATCGGAAACGTGGGCACGTATCTGTATGATTCGTATGCCCACTCCAGTTCCAACCGTGAGGACCTTGTTGACTTCATTGCCAACATCGATCCTTACGACACCCCGCTGACGGTCCTGCTCGGCAAGACCTCGGCGCGGTCCACGATTCACCAGTGGCAGATCGATGATCTGCTCGCTGCGTCCACCACCGGGCTGATCGAAGGAGCGGACTTCTCGCTCTCGACGATCGAGGCCCCGAGCCGCGTGACGAATCAGTGTATGATCGTCGGTAAGGACATCGCGGTTACGGAATCCCAGCGCCAGGAGAATCCGGCCGGGTTCGGCGACGCCTACACGTACCAGTTGGAGAAGGGTACGCGCGAGACGATGCGGAACATCGAGAAGATTCTGATGGCCGATGTGAGCCAGACCACGGCGAACTCGGCGACTGGCCGCGTGATGAAGACGCTGGAAGACTTCATCACCACGACCGTCTATGACGGTGCGGACTACACGGGTGTTGTGGGTGATTCCACGCATGCTGGCGTGTTCAGCAGCAATGACGTGAACCGAATCCTCAACGACATCTGGGATCAGGGTGGAAAGACCGACCTCATCGTGATGAACGGTGCCTACAAGCGCCAGTTCAGCGCGCTGACGACTTCCAACACCCGCAACGTGCTCGCCAGCGACAAGAAGGTCGTGGTTGGCGTGGACGTGTACGACTCCGACTTCGGGCTCATGCCGATCCAGTTGAACCGCTGGTCGCCTGTGTCCGCGAACACGGCCTCCGCGTCTGCGAACGCGACGGACGTGACGGGTCGTGTGTGGTTCCTCCAGCGTTCGTTGCTGGCGCTCGCGTGGTTCCGTACGCTTGGTCACAGGCTGATGGGTACGCGTGGAGACAGCACCGCCGGGCAGATTCGTGCCGAGTTGACGCTCGAAGTCCGCAACGAGAAGGGACTTGGGGTCTTCACGGGAGTGAACAACAAGTCGGCGGTCAGCTAACCGCTACTTGAACCAGGGCTAACAGGTGGGGGGCTTCGGCCCCCTACCAACCTGCCCCTCAAGGAGAAAAGATGTCTTTTCCGAATGACAATCAAGGCATCGTCCCGGATCAGTTCGATCCCAGAAACCGAGGGGCACGCCCTCTTTTCGTGTTCGACCTGAATCCTGCCCCTCCCCAAGCAGTACCCGCAGTGGGTGCTAACGGGGATGGGGCTGATGCGCGCACGCCCGAGGCTGCGAAGCCGACCGGCGCATGCAACTACGTTCCGATGCCCGACAATACCGGCCCCACTACTCATGGTGGTGGAGATGGTAAGAACGGGATGGCGGGGTAATCATGGCTGGTAAAAACTATCACCAGGACTCTACGCCTGTCGAGAAGTTCAAGTTCGACAAGGAGGCTGATGCTGCCGCGCAAGCACAGTTCCAGCCCCTCTTCGACACGGAAGGGCAGCGTGTGGTCATGCCGGGAGCCCAGAAGGCGCGCATCAAGGCGCAGATGGAATCCCACAAGAAACCCAAGAATCGAGCGTACTAATGTCCGTCCACAAGCCAAAGTTCGGAGCCGTTGAACTCGGAATGATGAACTCCATCTTCGAGCCCGAGACCCTTCGTGAGAAGGTACCGGGAATGGCTGACGTGCTTGACGGTGCGGCTCACCTTCGCGCGATGAATGAGGAGATCGGTATCCTCGGTAAGTTCCAGCAGAACATGCCGGGCTGGACCGAGGACCGCTCCGCATTCCGCGTGGCGAAGATCGACACCGAGATCATGGTCATGCTTGACCACTTGCACGAAGCAGGTTGCATGTGTGGTAAGGGGCTGTGGGGAGCGGATGGCCACAAGGCGTGGTTCTACGCTTGGCTCGAAACCGATGGCGGCAAAGCCTTCGACGTGCGCAGCAAAATCGCTCTCAGATAGAGAGTAGAAAGGATTCAGATGTCTAAGCCCAATGGCTCGAACTTCGGAGTCTATGCCTTCTCGAACTTCGAGCGCCCGACCGCTCAGAGCTACTACCGCATCGCAGTTCCTCTGAAGAGTCTCTACCGCACCGGGCTCGCGAACATCTATCCCGACAATGGGAAAGGTGACCGCGAACTCGCTACGGCCACGATGTTCGGCTCAGACCTTTGCCTCGGGTGGAACCTCACCGGAGATGATGGTCTCTGGCATGCGCAGCAGTTCGCTGACATGAAGCCGTTCATTCGCCAGGGCACCATCAAACTCCCGCCCATCTTCGTCAATGACGTAGATGATGCGGTCGAGTGGGTTCATCCGCTCAACGAATCCTATGCCTATTGGGGCATCCGAAATTGGGAAGGTGAGGTACTCACCCCCGGGACGGATGAAGACCCTACGAAGCTCGTGTGGCCGGGTCCGAACGGAACGACCAAGGACCTCTGGGTGGACAAGAAGACCCGAGGAATCAATGATCAGGTCTGGGACATTGAGCGCAACCTGAAGACGATCGGTCAGCACTATGACATCGCCCGACTCGCTGCTGGCGTGACAGTGACAACTGAAGCTCTCGCGCAATGCTACCGGGATCAAGGCATCAAGGATGTCTACGTCTACCCGAACAGCGTTCTGGAATCTGATTACTTCTTCCCGAATCTCGCGCCCCACGATGAAGTTCGCATCCTCTGGCAGGGCTCGACCAGTCACTTCGAAGACTGGATGCCGCTGATTCAGGTGATGGCTGACATCGCGAATGAGAACCCGAAGGTCAAGTACATCTTCTGGGGCTGTATGCCGACCATGCTCCGCAAGCTGATGAAGCGGCCGGAGCAGATCGAGTTCCACGAGTGGGTCGAGTATTCGAGCTACAAGCTCTATCGCTCGTGCATGGATGCCGACATCAACCTCTGTCCGCTGATCGACTCCCCGTTCAACCGGGCGAAGTCGGCGATCAAGTGGTACGAGGGAACGGTTGGCCCTCGGCCCGAGGCTGTGCTGGCCGCGAACGTCGGCCCCTACAAGGAAATCGAGGACGGAAAGACCGGCCTCCTCTACGACACTCCGCAGGACTTCAAAGAGAAGCTCCTCGGTCTCATCAAGAACTCGGAACTTCGCCGCATCCTCGCTGATCGAGGACAGGAGTGGGTCCGGGCAAACCGTGCTGCTGAGAAGACGGTCGTGGGGCTCTACGAGTTCTACGAATCCCTCAAGACCAAGCAGCGCCGTGAGGCTCTACTCGCAAAATGACCGCAGCCCAAGCACAAACCTACGTAGCTCAAGTGATGGGAGGGGCCAACATCACGGCGAAGACCGCTATGGCCCTGGACTCACTCAAGGCTACGGCTGAGATGTGGGCGACGGACCATGACTGGCACTTCCTTCTCGTTACACAAACGATCACGGTTGTGGCGGGAACCAGCCGCTATGCACTGACGGCCGGCACCAAACCGTTCCGCAAACCCCTCTCGATGAGGTTCACGGGTACACTGAAGCATCCTCTGCGGTACGTTCCGCAGGAACTCATCGATGCAGTGACTTCGGATCAGACGGTTCAGGGCGATCCTGAGATTTACACCATCATCGATGATGATGCAGACTTCGATCCTGCTTCGGAAGTCCAGAAGGTTCAACTCTTCCGACCTCCGGCCCGAGATGATACCGCCCTACTTCGTTACTACAGGGCCTTCAACGGGGCTGCTGATCCGATCGATGTGCCTCTGAAGTATCTGTACACGTTCCTCGACTGTGCTCGAATCCACCTTCTTCAGGCGCACGATTCTTCGAATCCCCGTCTTCCGATTCTGATCCGTGATGTCTACGGCACTCGGGCGGATGCCGGTCGATATCAGAAGGCCATCCTCGATGACACGAACGAGGGTGGGCAGGCGCAATGGGAAGGATTTGTCACTCCTTACGATCTCGCCCAGAGGCAGACGCCTCAAGGCCCGTTCGACTTCTGGCCTCGCGGAGATAGGTAATGCTCGTCAATGAAGCCCTGAACGGTGGAGTCGTGACGGCAAGGCACCCTACCTTGCTGCGCCCCAGCGAAGTCCAAGCGGCTGACGAAATGATCCTGAAACCGGGGGACCCCGCACTTCAACGGGCTCCGGGGCGCACTGCCTATGGTACCGTGCGTAGCACGGGCATCTCCTGCACCACGAACGGCACGACTGCTCTCTCCTCGTCCGCTGCTTTCGGTACGGACATCGCATCGGTCGTCGTGACCAGCGGGAGTCCCTACATCACCAAGTCGAGCGCCTTCGGTTCGATTGTCGAAGGGCAGACGGTTGTGGGCACGGGGATTCCCGCAGGAACGGTCGTGCGTCGGGTGATTGACTCGTCTACGGTAGAACTGAACAAGAACGCCACGGCTGGGGGTACGGTCACGGTGACCTTCTCTGACCTCCACCCCGGGACGTTCATTGCGGGCACCGGCATTACGGTTGGCACCTTCATCGCCTCGATCACGAGCGCGAGCGCCCTCACGATGTCGGTTACGGCCACGAACTCATCCACGACCAGCCGCACATTCAGTGAGGCCGTCAGTGGGGTTGAGGCCCTGGAGTTCAGCAGCGTTGAGGACTACTTGCTCGTCGCCAAGGCTGCGGACAAGCTCTACACGTCCCCGCTGTCGGGGATCACGGGTACATTCACGGCATTGCTCGTGGGACTTTCGCAGAACGCTGATGCCATTCTCCAAGCAATCCGGTTCAACAACAGGCACATCTTCCTCACGGGATATGATACTCCGAGGGTTCTCTACTACAAGAACAATGCCGTGGTCAGTCGCACCCTCGGTATGCTTCCTGTGAAAGATTTCCCTGGAGCTGTCGCTGTATCAGGTTCATGGTCATCGTTTGCTGATTTCAGAGAAGGGTACTACTACTTCGTTGTCACCGAAGTTTTCAATGCTGGTGAAGATGATGAAGTTGAGAGTACCTATGATGGTGATCCCAAGTATGCACGTATCACTGACTACACAACTCAGGGCATCAAGATTACCTTCACGAACACAGGTGGTGGCACCACAGATCGGTACAACAATGGACTCTACGGACAGAATGCTGCGACTCATCGTAGAATCTATATGGCACCGAGACAAGCCGATCCGCTTCCAGTGCCAGACCTATCGACGTTTCGTAGGGTGGGCGGTGACGTAGTAATCAGTGCCACTGAGGTTACACTCAATGACACAAGCCCATTCCAGAAAGGCTATGCGAGTGTGGCGAATACCTACGGTAGTTTCGTCACCTTGTTTCCTGGTGGAGCCGCCAATGCACTCTCCCAGGTGACCAAACAGAGTGTGACTGCTACGTTTAGCACCACTGTTGGCAGTGAAAATGTTCTAACTTCTTCGGCTGCTTTTGGTACCGTGACTGTTGGGATGGTCATCACTTCTACCGGCAACAAGGTTCCTTACGGTACCACAGTGCTCTCAGTCACCAGTTCCAGTAGCCTAATCATGTCGGCAAAGGCAACCTCTTCGGGCTCTGAGACTGTTGGTTTTGGAAACAAACCTACCTTCGACAATCAATTTGCTTCCGATCCCTCTGATACCGGAGCGAATCGTGCGCTCGCGTTCCAAAGTTTCGGCATCAACAACATCGGCGGTTTCTCCTCAGGTTCCATCACTGGTGTTCGGGTACGAGTTTTCGGTAGGTTTCAAGCCGACAGTGGAGATGATCGAGGCTTCTACATCGGTCTCACGAAGGGTGCTCAGGGTGGCAGTCCTACCAGCGCAGAACGGTGGGCCAAGTTTCCCACAATCATCTCATCCGCTGGACTTCATATCGGTGCTGGTACTCTCGATCTCGGTGGTCAGTTCGATACTTGGGGTGTGACGTGGAGCCCTTCGGACTTTGTTGATGGTACCACTACATTCGGAGTGACGATTCGGAAACACGCCTCCGCAGTCAACTTCTCTCACTTGATCGATGGCGTTGAAGTCACGATCTATGCGGGCGCGAACTCGATCAATCTCGATGGTGAAGCCTTCAAGACCATCGTGCTCTCAGACCAGATTGGAAACTCATTCGGTGTGGGGGCTGCGGGTGCTCCTCCGGCGAAATCAACCACGGGTGATATTATCAATGGTCAGTTCGTGTGTGATGATGGGGTTACAGGAACCGACCTCGTAGCTTCCCTTCCCGATGACATGGATGCAGTTCCCAATGCCTATCGTTTGCCTCTGGATGACCGCATCAAGTTGGTCAAGGCTTACGGTCGCGGCGGGATCATCGGGTGTGAAAACTCGATGAAACGCCTGAACTACTTCCCGAAGGAAACCGATGCAGACTTCACTCGGGGACAGGCGACTGAGGACATCACGTCTGATCACGGTATCGTCGGCCCGAGGGCAGCAGTGCTCGTGGACCTCCCGGGTCGGGGAACCGTCCTGGCGTACCATTCCCACAACGGATTGCACGGCACGGATGCAGTGACCTCGGTGACGCTCAACGAAGACATCGATTGGGTTGGTTCTGTCTCTGGGACCCCGCTCATCGAGCCCACGTTGATCCACCGGACGGTGCTCAAGAACTACCCGAAACTCTACCTTCTCGCGCTCTACTATGTGCCCTACGGTGGAACGCGCATGACGAAGGTGATGTACTTCTCGTACCATCCGATGCACTTGAAGGAGCAAGGGAAGCTCCCGGCCATAGGCCCGGTGACGTGCCAATCTGCGGCGGCTGATTCCTTCCTCCTGCTTGGTCAGTCACGTCTTGTGACTGGACACGGGCTTGATGGAAAGGTGTACGTCGAAGACAATGGTACCGTGGATGAGAACAGCGTGGCTGTGGCTCCCACGATCCGCACGAGGCGCTTCTACGCTTCGGGTCCTGGTCGGGAAGGCCGGATTGAGCGTCTGTATCTGGTCGCCGATGCGGCCGGTGATGCCACCACGGGCGCGTTCTCGGCAGCAATCTACTACCAGAATCAACGCACGGCACTCACACTCGCACATACGCCTACGGGAGATACGGTGTTCGGAGGACTGATCGAGTTGATGCCCGATGATACGTTGGAAACTTTCGAAGTGGCGTTCTCGAAGTCAACTTCACAGACGGCCGCGTTTCGGATGCAGTACATCTTCTTCAACGACGAGCGGTCGTTCATGGACCTGAACGGATAATGCGAACCTACATCCCCTCTGAGATTCCTCGCGAGTTTGATCCACGGCTGGTGAAAATCCTCCGGGATATGAACGGATATCTTGGGCAGGTAGATAAAGGATTCGGTGCAATCATCCGAGGCTTCAGTCCGACTGCTGGGGGCGGGGGCGATGCAGGATTGGGGCTTATGAGTCATCATAAGCTAACTGATCTCGCAACCTTTGATGATCACCCCCAGTACGCCTACCTCCCGGGCCGAAGGGGTGGGCAGGTTCTGTATGGGGCTATCCCCACACTCGGTGATGTGGCCGGTTCGTGGGTGAATGGCGGGAACTTCACGTCGGAGAACAGTAAGACCCCTACAGCGACGTGGAGTGGTATTGCGATTGACACAGGTGCCTCGGTTGGGGATGTCATCACCCTCTTCCTTGTCACGCCCACGTTCTCATCGCCCACGTTCAATGGCCCGTCGAACAACCATCTTACGATCACAGACACAAAGAGCAACACCTGGACGAAGCTGAAGGAACACCAGTATAGCGAATCAGGAGGGACCCTGAATGGTCCCTGCCACAGTGCATGGGTCTGTGTCGTGACCACTGCAATTGTTGCTGGTGTTGACACACTCACTGCCACATATTCAGCTTCGGCAGCGGCGATGGCCATCACGAGCCATCGGTGGACTGGCATCGGGGGTACTGTACCTGCCCTAGCAGCGATCACATCCCTCGGGGAGCAGGGGTTCGTAGGCTCAGAGCCCTCATCTCTCAGCTTGTCGGGACTTCCATCCAGCACACAATATCTGTTCGTCCGTGCTTCATCTGAAGGTAATGCTGGCAGCAACGTGGTAGGCCCATTGAGTGGGTCTTCCAACTACACGGCATTCGATAACTCCAGCTCAAGCACATCCGGTGGCTCTGGAAACGTCGGCACATTCGGCGAGTATAGGCTTCTCTCAGCAATCAGTGACAGCACCGATCCCTCATTGGGAGCAAGCGGCGGATACTTCGTCTCGATATACATCGCGCTCGCGATCTTCCCAGCGGTTACCGGCGGCCTCACGCTCGCAGCCAACACGCTACCGAACGCCGCAAAGGTAGATGCCCAAGCCTCGAAGCTCTATCTCTATGGCAATGATATCTACTTCCGTGCTGTAGCCACGAGCACTGATCTATCCTACATCCGCAGTTCCGATGGTGCCTTTGTCGGCCCGCTTGCGCCCACACCGAAGTTCGCGCTTCTCAACACTACACTGTTCAATGACATAACGGCCGGTAGTCCCATTCGGGGTGACCTTATCACCGGTCAGGGTGCGACGCCGTTATGGGCTCGCCTTGCAAAAGGTACGTCGGGCCAATTCCTACGTTCCGATGGTACTGACACAGCCTGGAGTAGTGGATTTGCCCTGAGCAAGACGGACGATACCAACGTCACGATGACTTTAGGGGGCACGCCGACTACTGCCCTCCTTGTCGCAGCATCAATGACCTTGGGCTGGACAGGTACGCTCTCGATCGCGCGCGGTGGCACTGCCCAATCAGCCCGGGGGCACCTACTTCAAACGACCCTGTTTGATGATGTGATTGCTGGCGCTGCTGCCCGGGGTGATTTGATTACAGGCCAAGGGGCGTCTCCCCTTTGGACTAAACTTGCTAAAGGTACTGCAAACCAGATTCTCGTATCTGATGGTACCGATCTCTCATGGATCACACCAGGAACGAACTCAGTTCTGGCGACCTTCCGTGATGATGTATTCCGAGTCTATGGTAGTTCTGATTCTTCCAAGTTGGTAGCATTGGAAGTTGATGGGCTAACCACAGCCACTACGAGAATCCTCACTGTTCCCGATGTTAGTGCGACTCTATTGCTAACCCAGGGGACCTCGAACGGACAGGTAATCGGTACAAGTGCCCATACGGGGGGCTCGGCATCCAGTTTAGTTGTTGAGGGCTTTCTGGGGGTAGGAGACGCCGTAGGAAATTTTTCAGCGGGCAATCTATTCAAGTTTGGCGGTAATTTCGCCGCAAATGATGTTATGTCTTTTACAACTATTGTATCTGCTGTTTCGGGGGCATCACCAGGAGGTACGTTTGCTTCCACTGTATACAAAGCAACTGGTCTTTGGGGATACACTAGTGGAAGTATTTCCTTAAACACGCTTTGGAGTAATCCTAGTTTCACAGTGGGCGCTAGTTTATCCGCTGTGTCTCGTGCCGTAGTAGGACAGTCCCAAGCAAATGTACCCTCAAGCTCACCTGGCCTTTTGAACGCCTCTATAGGCGTAATAGGGATACTCATTGGGCCTACGAATGTAATGTCTGGTACCGGTGATCATTTATCAGCTTTAGAAGGTAAATTAACACCTGGAAACGCAACGTACTCAACTCTCTATGGCCTGTACCTTTCTAATCAAGGCGGCACCTCCACAGGAACCTTCACCAATTCCTATGGTATACGCATCGATAATGACTGGCTAAGCACTTGTACCGTCAGCAGCAATCATACAGGATTGCATATTCAGGCACTATCTGGTGGAACCATAAGTGGAACCACATATGGTATCCGTATCCTTGGAACAGCCGCCAAAAATGTTATTGCAGGTCAACTTAGAATTGGTTCGGATGCCGTAGCGACACATCTGTTAGAGGTAGCGGCTGGCACTACGGCGATCGCTCCGCTGAAACTGACTTCGGGAACTAGTCTCACCACGGCAATTGCCGGCTGTATAGAGTTCACCACAGATGATTTCTTCGCCACCATCACCACCGGGGCCGCTCGGAAGGCATTCATCCTTGATGACGGTGCCCGCCTCACCAGCGGAAAGATTCCCATCGCCACCACCAACGGGCGCTTAATCAATCTAACTGCCAGCGCTGCCTACACACCTACTAATGTCACTACAGATCGTTCCTACGATGCCAACTCAACCAGTATCGATGAGTTGGCGGATGTTCTCGGTACCGTGATCGCCGATTTGCAGGCGAAGGGGATTCTAGGATAATGGCTACGACGCACGGCGCTCAGCTAAGTACAGACGTTGTTCTGGACACCTCCGGGATGATCCCGTCTCTTCAGTTGGGAACCGGGGTAGCTGATTCATCTGTATTCCTCCGGGGCGATAGAGTATGGGCTAACCCAGGTGCTAGCTCTACAAACATCAAACAGACTGAGATCGACTTTGGAACCACGCCAATTTCGGAAGCCTCCTTCACCATCACGGACGCTGATGTCAGCCTCTCTTCCCAACTCATAGGGTTAGTTGCCTACGAGGCACCTACAGGCAAGGACCTCGATGAACTTGAGATGGACGGTCTCGATCTGAAGTTCGCTCCGGGAGTAGGTCAATTCACAATCTATGCACGTGGGCTTGATGGCTATATTGCAGACAAGTTCAAAATCAACTACCTTATAGGTTAAGGAGAAAAACGTGGCAGTTATCAAATCAGGTGCTTCATCCGATCAACTTACAGTTGATCCCGCCAGTAAAGCCTCAAGGAACACAAACTATGATTCTGCTGGACGAGAAATCAGCGCCCAAAGCAAGCAGACCTTCATGGCTAGCGGTACCTTTACCCCGGCCGCTACTCCATCCGATATTATAAAGATCATTGGGAGCGCCACGAAGACGATCCGCGTGGTCTCTCTCAAACTGGTTACCACCAACACTGCGGCGGGATCGCAACAGTTTTTCCTCATCAAACGTAGCGCCGACGACACAGGTGGAACATTCGTTGCAGCAACATTAGTTCCTGTGGACTCGAACAACAGTGCTGCTACTGCTGTGGTGGGACACTATACGGCGAACCCTGCCGCTCTCGGTACAGCAGTAGGTACGTTAAGAACTGAGCGTGTTGCATCGCCGGTTGCGGTTCCTGCTACCTTTGCCGGAGTAAAAGAAGATGCTGGCTTTGACTTTCTTTCACTCGGATCGAACATGCTCTTAGATCAGCCTATCACCCTTCGCGGTACCACTCAGGTTCTTGCCGTGAACTTCAACGGGGCGGCACTAGTTGCCGGACAAACTCACGCATATTCGATCGTCTGGATCGAGGAATAAGGAGGAAACATGATCTGGGCTCCTGTCATTGCCGCTGGCCTCACTGCTGCCGGCTCCCTGCTCGGTAAGAGCGAACGTCCTACCATCGATCCTGAGATGCTGAAGCAGTTGTTCGGCCCGGGGGCAGTGGCGGGTGATGCTCAAGAGTTCTACCGCAGCCTCCTGAACTCTCCGGTCTTCGCGGAGATCATGCGTTCGGCCAGTCTCCGAGGCACCAGCCTTGGAAATCAGATTCGATCGAACGTCGCCGCTGCTGGGACAGGTGGCTCGCCCATCGGTGCCTTCGCCAATGCTGCGGCTCGTGGATATGGTACCGCCCTCCAGCTTCCCATGAAGGCAGGTCTCTTCGAGGAAGCCCTCAAGGCTGCGCTCGCGAACTCTAGCCAGAGGATGAGCATCTGGGGTCAGTCCCAGCTTGGCCGTCAGGAAGACCCTACGTGGAGCCGCATGGTGGGAGCCTCGGCACTCAACGCAGGAGCTACTGGATTCGCCAACTGGTTCAGCCCGGCGAAGGCGTAAGGAGAGAACATGGACCCTCAACTCGAACAGATTTTCGCGGAACTGCAAGCCAAGAACCAGGGCCGCGCTCAGAGCATGGCTGAGATTTTCCATGATGCACTCTCTCAGGTGGATACGCTGACGCCTCCGGCTGCACAGCCGGTGCCCCAGGTTGCGAATCCGTTCGGCCAGATGGCCAGCGTATTCGCTTCCACGCTTGCCGAACAGTTGGGCGCACGCGGGTCGATGGCCGCGAATCAGGCTACGCTCGCGCAACAGAGGGAGGACAAGCAACGGGTAGAGCAGGCGAACTTCGCTCGTTCCGAGGCTTTCAACCACGAGAAGCAGATGCAGAGGTTCGGCGTTCTGCTCAAGATCGGGGACATGAAGGCGAAGGCTCTGGAGGATCAGGGAGACCTCGACAAGTATGAGGCTCAGGTCAAAGCCAACTCTGCTCTCGCGGACAAGGCACGCAAGGCTCAGGAAGCATTTGATCTCAAGAAGATCGGCATTGAACACCAGAACAAACTCGAAGAGATTGCTGCTGCGAAGAAGCCGACCAAGGCTGAGACTGATGCTCTGGCCCAGGACAAAGAGGACAAACTCATCCTCAAGTTCCAGGAGGACATCTCCAATGTCGCCAGGAAACCGGGCAACACGGCAAAGACTCCAGCACACAGGGGTGGCGCTCTTGAATGGATTGGACTCGATAAGAGCACTCCTGAGACTATTGACCTTACGGAATCTGGGGTGCAGGCCATCCTTTCTCGTTCGGCTGCTGCTGCAAAGTCAGCAGGTGGTGTACGACTTCAGCATGCTGCACTGGAAACCTTCTTTGAAACAGCTAAGAATGCCGGGCTTTTGGCTCCAGGCAAAAAGGAATACCTGGAACTTGGCCGCATCCTAACCGCAGTATTCAAGGACAACCCTAAGGGAGCACAGGAGTGGATTGATGCCCACAAGTAATCCTCCAGTCTTCAATCCCCATGATCCTTTTGGATTGGGTGCTCCAGTAACAAAGGGCCTAGTTGCGGCTCAGGATGCTCCTCTTCCTGAAGAAATTCATAGGTTTGATCCTAATGATCCTTTGGGTTTAGGGACTTCTCCAGCACCCTCAACTACTACTTTCAACAAGAATGATCCTATGGGCCTTGTGAAAGAAGCTAAGATGGAGAAGAACCTCATCACCCAGCTTGGGGAAGGCATTGGTCAATTCATCTCTGATGTTGCCAAGGCTCCCCCGACTGCTCTCAAGGCGGTTGGACGGGACCTTGGCACGTTTGCTTTCATGGTACGGGCTCAAGGACCTGTGAATGCTGCTCGTTCATGGGCTGCGGAGTTCCGTGCGAAGGCCGGCATGCCGGTTTCTCCTGAAGAGGAGAAGTCACTTGCGTTGAGTCTCGCTGCCTACAAGGCTGCTCGACCGAATGATCCCATCGTGCAGCAAGCAGAAGAGACCCTCAAGTCTGTCACCACATTGACGAAGGAAGAGAAGCACCAACTGAATCGCGGGCTCGGTGACATCGCCAGCATGCAGGCTGGTGGTCTACTCAAACTCGGTGTCAGTGATGCTGTCAGATTCATTCCTAATGAACTCGTGCGTAAGATTGCCGCGATCGAGGCCCACAGCATTGCCTCGCTTGTAGCCTACGATGTCTCGAACACCATCGCCAACGAGGAGAAGGTCACCGCGCAGAAGCTCGCGCAAGATGTGGCCCTCGGCGCTGTCCTTCCAGGAGCAGGTAAACTCGCCGGCAAGACTGCGGGAGCCGTGGTCAAGGGTGGTGTCGCTGCTGCGAAAGCTACAGTCGGTCCGGCGGCGGAGGCCCTCGACAAGGCGCTCGCGCACGTCAAACTCTACAATGCCGTCACCGATATGGTGAAGCAGGCCAACGACGCCGTGTTCATCTCAGGCGAGGGATTGCTTCGCAAGTACGGGCTCGGCGAAACCGCCGATCGACTGGTAGCACTTCGAGGTCAGCGGCATATCCTTGGTGCGAAGTGGAACACCCGCGTGGCGGCTGCCATGCGTGGGCTCTCGAAGGAGGACCAGAACCTCGTCGGGACCCTGCTCCATGAAGACGAAATCACCCCTGATCTGCTCGCGCGCGCTCAAGATTCTGCGGGCGTGCAGCGCGCGGTGAGCGAGGTTTCGAGCGTACTCACTCGGGTCGGTTCACTGGCCGAGCAGGCTCAACTCGTGGTTGGTGATTCCGAGAGTGGCAACCTCTACCACTTCGTTCGTCGCAAAGACTTCGGCATGCCACACATCCTGGTGAACACGGAACGGTTCATGGAGGATGGCAAGCTCCGCACTGAGGCTCTCGATTCGATCAAGAAGACCCTCACGAAGGAGGGATGGAAACCCAGCGTTGCTGGTGAGACCCTGGATTCACATGCGCAGGATGTCTTGGAGCGTATCCATCTTCGTGCTTCTGGAGAGTATGAGGAGGCTGTGCGGAAGTTCGGGAAGAAGTTTTCGGGCACCGTGCAGGTATGGGGCCGGCACTACAACCTGCCTGGATACCATCTGAACCCTGCCGATGTGTTGCCGTCCTATCTCGAACGCATGGCACGGAACATTACCCAAGCGATCGAGTTCGGTCCTGAGAAGGATGCTGCCATCACGGGCCGTACTCCCAAGGACCTATTCCCACAGGCGTATGCCGAGCTTGGGAACATCACGGATCAGGACACGAAGAATCGTCTTGAGGCCATCATCACCCGACAGCTTGGCTCAGGATACAAGGAGGCCAGCGGGCGGATCAAGCTCACGATCACCAGCCTCCAGCAATTCCAAGCAGTGACCAAGCTCGGGCTCGCGCAGATCGCGCAGACGGCGCAGTTGGTCACGCCGAACTTCCAGACTGGATTCAGGGGGGCCGCGAAGGACTTCTTCCGGCTGATGTCGAAGGACCCGGCACTTCAGGACAACTTACTCCGTACCGGCGCGTTCACTCAGTCTCTCGTGCGCGCGGCTGAAGAGTCGATGTATTCGGGCGGTAAGGAAGGGGTCTTCGATGTGGCCAAGGTACTTCAGCGAACCGGCTTCACTGGACTCGACACACTCGCACGCAAGTACGGCGTGCTCCGAGGTTGGTCCTTTGCCTCTCATCAGGCAGAGGAAGCCTTCCGTTTGTCTCAGCGACTCAACAAGGCAGGTGGGTTGGAGCGGGGGTACATCGAGGGGCAACTGAAGAAGATCGAGGCCAAGCTCGTGGACCTCGGGGTGGACACAGCCGCGCTCTACAAACGAGGCGGCATCCTCACCCCTGATGAGTTCCTCAAGGCTGGCCAGAAGGTTTCGACCGACTGGAACTTCTGGGGAGACTCGCTGTCTCTTCCTGCATTCTGGAACAGTCCCTCGGGTAAGGTCCTGACTCAGTTCAAGAGCTTCGCCTACCAGCAGTCGATCGCTCTCAAGAAGCATGTCGTGAAGCCCGCGCTGGAAGGTGATCTGATGCCGTTGACGCGGATGCTCGTCGCCGGTCAGATCAGCGGTGAGGTCATCAATGACATGCGCGCGCTCGCACGCAACAAACCTCGCAATGAACAGAAGCGCATATTCGACAACTACGCGGCTCTCGGGCTCCTCTCGATCTGGGGAGATACGATGCAGGCTGCTGAGAAGAAGGACTGGATCGGCGGGTTCGTTGCTGGACCCACCGGGTCGGATGTCCTCGAGGCCTCTACTGCTTTGGCTGAGGCGATTCACGGCAAGCCGAAGCGCGCAGTGAAGTTTGCTCTCCAGCATGTTGGTCCGATGGTGCCTGTCGTTGGCCCTCTCGCCACTCCTGCTCTCGTCAACGCCCTCTATCCTCCGAAGGAGCAGAAGTAATGTCAGACTCTTCGTCACCACTCACACCTACACTCTGGTCGGCCCTACTCGGCATCTTCGCCACTGCTACTCTGGGGTGGGTTGGAGCTACCAGCAAGAAGACCAGCGAACATGCGGTGAAGATCGCAGTTCTCGAAACAGATGTGAAGTACATCAAGGCGGGCATAGAGCGAATCGAAGATCACTTCGGCACCCGTCCAAAGGAGTAACATGCCTCTCCCTGTCATTGGTTCGATCCTCGATCTCGGCACGAAGCTGATCGACAAGCTGATCCCCGACCCGAAGGCGAAGGCCGAAGCTCTACTCAAGCTGCAAGAGTTGGAGCAGAGCGGCGACCTCGCGGTCATTGCCGGCCAGAACAAGATCAACGAGATCGAGGCTGCGTCCTCAAACCTGTTCGTCTCAGGCTGGCGACCGTTCATTGGTTGGGTCTGTGGAAGCGCGCTCGCATTCCAACTTGTTCTTGGCCCACTGGTCGTGTGGGGCAGCGCACTACTCAAGCGGCCTGTCGATCTCCCTATCATGCAGACTGAATTGCTGACCACTCTACTTGTTGGCATGCTCGGGCTCGGTGGTATGCGCACCGTGGAGAAACTGAACAAGGTCGCCACGAAGTAAAGCTGTTCAATAAAAATGAACAAGGCCCGATCCCTGAACATTGGGGTCGGGCCTTTATGTTTTCGGGGCGTGCTGTCCCCAGACCAAGGAGGGATTCGAACCCCCATGCACCATCCAGCCGGAATCGAACCAGCCCACGCCCCCTATTTCTTTCCTGCTCTCCTTCGAGCCATCGCAGCCAACACTTCCGGTCGAAGTGGGCTCTCGCCACACTTCATTCGTCGCTGTTGAACTCCATTCCATGCCGGCTGTGGTGCGTACAAGGGATTGGTGTCCCGACCCGTGTGGAAGAGAATCTGCTCTCGGGTCGGTCGGACAATCCCGATCGTCTTGCGAGGCCACACGGGCTCAGTGCCCAGCGCCTCCAAATACCGCTTCGTGTTGAAGTAGTCCTCGCACGAGTTGCGCATCTCTCCCTCTTGCTCCCATCTCGGGTTCGGGCTCACGCGCGGGAACACCATCTCCATCCCGCCGAATGCTGCCAGCGCCACGCGCTCCTGGACGCCGAGCGTTGGCACCCCGTCAATGTCAATCGAGTACGGGCTGATCCATTGATTCTTGATTCCGTACTCCATGCGGAATATCAGGACCCGATTGGGGTCCTTGGCGATCGCGGCCCGCACCTTCTCGAACGCATCCTTGACGAAGATGTCGTCGTCGTCGATGTGGAGCAGGTGGGTGCCGGTGGCGACCGCATCTCCCATGTCCCGCTCGACTGCGCCGCTCTCCGTGCCCTGTGGACCATGAGTCTGATTCTTAGGTCCGCTCATGGTGCTGTTATCCGCGCGACATCCCTTGTTGTCCCGATGAAGGAATTGGAACAAACCGGGTCTGTTGTCGTAGCCCCACTTCAACTGTCCCATGTCGCTGGGAAATTGTTCAGGTACTCTACTTCCAACAATGATGAGTTCGTCGTGTATACGCATCTGGTTCATCACGGATTGCACCGTGTTCTCTAGCGTGCTGCGACCGCATGTTGGAACGATTACGCTGAGGCGGATGTCGCCCATCGAACGATGTCCTCCAGGACCTCTACACTAGACATGGTGTAGGGGCCTTTTTCATTGTAGTCCAGTTTCCGATCGCAATCCTTAGTGACCAGATGGGTGAGGCCGAGTCGCTCCGCAATTTCCCACATCGATAGAGGCGCAGAGTACGGGCACCAGAGCCCGGGCTGCGCCTTTCGCACGTCCTCCCATAGACGGGCCACGTGGTACCAGTGGAAGACATTGTTCGCAACGGGCTGATTGTTGAGCAGGTCGAAAAGGCTATTCTTCTTGAGCCCATCTCCGAAGAGGGCGGGAAGCCGGATGATGGACGCATGCTTCGGCATGCCCTCCTCCAATCGCGCGCGATTCTGTCCGTAAGGGTGCGCCCCACCAGCATCGATAGAGGAGAGCAGCACCACGCGCCTCGAATCGGCCCGGGCGAGAGCAGTGATGATCTCTTCGACCGCAGCACGATCTATGTCTGGATGCTGGTTCGCGAACCACTTGTCCGCTCTCGGCGCCGCCACGACGATCAAATCATACGACCCCCAAAGGTCACATTTTGACCTGTTATAGCGGTCGGTCCAGCGCCCCTTTTTATCCAGAGAAGAACCTAAAAATCCCCTTCCCATCAGCGCCCGCCTTCCAACTACTTTGATGCCTGACGCCTTTTCCATGTTCTCTCCGCGTGGCAATTCGCACAGACAAGTTCACATTTCGCGATCTCTTCATTGACATCTTTAGCCGTTCTCTGATATCCGAGGGCAATGTTGAACTTCTTCTTACCTCGTATATGATCGAAATGCATCACGTAGGGTGGATACTTTCTCCCACAATCTACACAAGGATCGGCTTTTACTTTTCCTATCCAAAACATTCTCTCCCATACTCTCATGCGTTGTGCGGCGTTCCCATATAGCCTATTGGCGGCGCGCCATTGTCGAGTCCTCGCTCGCTCACGTTCTCGATTACGTTCAGCGTAGTCCAGACGTTTCGTCCTATGTTTATAATACGAACGAAGGCCCGATGCCCGGCGCTGGAATATGTCTTTATATGGCATGCTGCGCCCACACACGGATGAAGTCTATGATGTCGTAGCAAGAAGTAAATTTACTTCCAAGCACGCTAATGATCCGTGGGGATTCCTCTGCATACTCAACGAGCACCGGCCGGCCATCGTCATCACTGCTTTCCGCGAGCAACACGCGCGTCGTGTACATGCTCGACAGGTGCTTCGCCTGAGCCATCATGGGAATGTACCGGGCCGCGTCTAAGAGCATCTGGCTCACCTTGCTGGACGCCTCGGGATTCCACTCAGGCTCAGGCTCGGGGGGAGACCACACATGGTGCCGTCCGTGCTTCACATGGGTCAGGGCCGAGGCCCAGAAGTCCACGCGAGGCGGGTAACTCATCACCGAGAAGTACGGCCCATCCATGACCGTCACGTCTTCGCGGATGAAGGGATGCGGGCCGGGGATACGGATGATCGGAACCTCGACGTGCTCCTTCACGAGCTTGGTGCGGATCGGCACGATCGTGTCGATCTTGGCGTAGGTGCAGTTGAAGACGTACCGCGCTTCGAAGAGGCTGTTACCCGCCTGCACGACCACGTGATCATCGTCGAGGTCAACGATCGACCCGGGGGCGGTCACGCGCTCGACGCCGGCGATTTTGAGTTGCTGGTTCAACAGCGCGCGGAGCTTGTCGATGTTGAAGGACTTCTCATGCGTCTCGTAGCACTGCGCGATCATGTTCGGCGCGAAGTACGAGGGGGTGTACACACGGCGGTAGTCAGCACCAATGCTATCGAGGACCCGCTCATACTCCTCCGGGCCGACCTTCGAGTCCGCCGCAATGCAGTAGAGATGGCGGTCGTTGCCATCCACTGCTTCGGCGTGGTCGATCAGGAATCTAAAGTAGTTCCGGGCAGCCGTTTCGGCAGTGGTAATGCTCCGAGGATAATGAAATCCAGCGTGAATCCTCTGCTGATTCACCCGTGTAGCTCCTTCAAACATGGGATTGGGATCGAGGAGAACGACCTTCAAGCGCAGGGCAGCCAACTCTAGGGCCACCTTGCAGCCGTACAATCCGGCTCCGAGGACAACGGCATCCCAGATCATCAGTCTACAATGAGGATCATGTTGTGGAGTCGATCTGCACGAGCGCCTACCTGCTTCGCCCACTTCGAGTCCATCATCTCCCTGGCAGCCGTAGTCCAATCGTGAGCGTTGACGGCCGCGAGGAACCTCTTGAATCCCCCCAGCCGAGTTCCCAAGTTGAATGCCATGTTCACCAGAACTCGCTCGCGAGAGTGTCCGTACAGCGCGTTGTTGTTCACCACAGTAGGGGCATAGACCTTCGCCAATGCCTGTGCCACCCAGATATCCGCATCAAGGAGAGCTTCGGCTTCGAACTGAGTGATCTCAGTCATGCGCTTCTCTTTGCCAAGAAGATGCCCGACACCGATCGTCCAGAGGCCAACAGTATCCTGGTAGGCATCAAGGCGGACGCCTTCATCCCGCATCAGTTCATCACGCAGTTGCTTGAGGTTGTTGCTGTCCATTGGTCTCCCTTTTCCTCATAGCACTGAGGTCAATGAGTCTCACGATCTCGGCCATCTTGTCCCCACCACGCACGCCACCCCAGGTGATCCCGAGGCGCAGACGTGTCTCGATCACATCTTTAAGGCGTTGTTCATCCGTCCCGGGGGTGAGGAATCCATTGCGAATCGCGGTCTCGCGTCCCTGGATGTAGGCGATGAGGGCCTCGCGCTTTCGCTTCTTTGGAGGCGGGAGCACGCCCTTCGTCAATCCCTTCTTCCTGAGCATGTAGAACACATGATGCCGGAGGCACACGCCTCGATGCGTGTCGTTGATGGGATTCGGACACCACCGACACTTGCCTGCGCGCATGTTGTTGATGCGGTACCGACGACGACGATCATCAACTACCATAGACATCTCCGTTCGCAGCCATCTTTTCCTCCTCATAGGGCACCACGATCCTGCGATAGAACTCCAACTTCGCACCTTCGAGCGCGCCAATGATGTCGTTGATCGTCGTATAGGAAGGCCAGGGTTTCGAGTTCCAGTATGCCTGAATAATGCTGGTGATCGCAAAGTTCAATTCACCAGGACTGACGGGTTCGAATTTCGCCCGCTCACGATCTTTCTGCTTTATGTAGGGCATCAGTAAGCTCCTCTCGCTCGCGGAGCACCCCGGGATTCCTCTTCCTCTTGCAGCAGGGCCAAAGCGCGCCATGCAATCTCAACGGTGTGAGATAGGCCGGTATCAGCATCGATGATCCCACGGTCCACAAGATGCCGAGCAATGCAGTCCGCGTGATCCGTGGATTTCCCCCGAGCCCAATGCAGGGGTTCCCCAGGATTGTGCTTGTCGTTTCCGTGCTTCGAAATCTTGGCGACGGCAGCGAGAGCCGCAGGGAAGTAGTCGAGCACCCCACTGCACAGCGGGACTGCTTTACGCCCAGCGGAGTCCTTCGGCATGGTCTGCTGAGGCCGACTCGGGGGGACTACCTTTTCTCGCACCAACTCCGTGACCACTTCCTCGGTCTCGGCGTCGAAGCAAGGGATACCCGTGAGTTCGGCGAGGAGCTTTTCGAGGTTCGCTCCCTTTGACTTCTGCCACTTTGGCAACATCAGAACCACGTCAATGCCCTGGTCCACCAGTACCCGCATGTCCCGCTTGATGCACGACTCGTAGGCGAAGTCATTCGCATCTGCATCCAGTTCAGGGGGGCTTACGATCTCCCAGCCCCGAGCACGGTACTTCTCAGCGAAGTAAGCAAAGGCCGGGGCGTTATACTCGGGAATACCGCTCATCGGCCCACTCAGATACGCCTTCGGCTTTTTGCCCGTCTGCGTGTTCTCATACGATGACAATTGGCGCACACCAGTTGACACTTATTGATCTCCTTTTCGAGGGCATCTGTTGGGCGATGCTCCACCACACCACTGGAAATTTTGAAAGTCTTCCTGCCTCGGACGTGGTCGAAGTCCATGCACTCAGGTGGAAACCGCTTCCCACAATCAGCACAAGGATCGTCCTTCAACAAGTCTACAGTCAGCCGCCGAAGCACCTTAAATTCTTGGTTGTAGCTGCTCTTCGGCTGTCCCCGCCTATACATGGACTTCCTTCTCCAACTCTCCCCACGACTGGCCGGGCTTGCCTACCTTTGCATCAACAGGGATGTGGAACCCAGGCGCAACCTGGACGAACTCGCGCTGCATGATGTCCGTGAAGACTCGTGTGGCCCGCTCGACCTGATCCTTCGGCACACAGAAAAGGAACGAGTCGTGAACCTGCGAGACCACGCGGCCGCCGAATTCACCCGCTCGCTCCTGAAGCTCGGGCAGAAGGTACCAGGTAATATCGGCCACCGAACTTTGGGGATTGAAATCTGCTGCTTCAGGGCCGTCCTTGTCCTTGCCGTAGAAGAACCTCACGCGGCCGAAGGGATTGATGAGGTATCCCTGGCCGAGCATCTCTTCCACCACAGTCGTCTGCCACGCGAACATCCGTGCGTACAGCCTGCGAAGGAGCGCCTGCACCTTCTTGATCTCCGGGACGCCGACGATGATGCCTTCCTTCTTCAGCATCGATTGAATAGTCTTAGGACCTCCGAGATAGCAGGAGGCATAGATGGCGTTCTTTGCCAGCTTTCGGGGAACTCCCAAACGAGTTGCAGTTTGAGAGTGAATGTCGCCTCCGGCCAATGCTGCCGTGAGCTCAGCGTCGCCTGACAACGCTGCAATGACCCGGAGTTCGGCTTGGGAGAAATCCAGTTCAATAAAGCAATGATCAGGCGAATCAGGAATGTACATACGCCGAGCCTCAGGCGTCTGGTTCTGAATGTTCGGTCTGCTGACACCAAGCCTCCCCGTAGTTGCGTGCCCCTTACGTCCCGGGGCTGATGCGCCTTCCATCCCACCTGAGATGTACTCAGGATGAACGCGGTCGGCGTCGTCGTTGAAGAGGCCGGCGAGCACCTTGGCATACGTGCCGTACTGCTTCGAGACCTCTCGGTACTCCAAGAGCAACGTGACAAGTTCCGCGTGCTCTGGGTAGATCGTCTTCAGATCGAACAGCGCCTCAGCATCGAGAGTCACGCTGTCACTGCGGTTGCGGCGAGGCGCGCAGCCGAACCACTGATAGAACATCTTCTGCAACTGGCGCGTGGAGCCCGGTGAGACGCCCTTCTCGCTGTGTGCAGCAGCGATCGGAGCCGTCATCTGAATCCACTTCTCGCTCAGGTCCGTGAGCTTGTCCTTCAACTCCTGCGCCCAGATGGCAGCGCGCGATAGATCGACCTTGATCCCCCGCTCGTTCATGTCGAGCAGTACCGGCAACGCGACGCAGATGTTCGTGAACAGGTGGTGCATGCCGAGCTTCTTCAGCTTCTTGTCGAGTTCCCTCGCGAGGAGCACCGTGACAAACGCGTCCTTTGCCGAGTAGAACATGGGGTCGCTGTCACTCTTGGACTTCCATTCCTTGAGATGGAGGTAGATACTCGCCACCTTACCGAGTGCTTTCCCAAGGTCCGGGGTAAGCAACTGAGCAGCAAGCATCGAATCGAAGATAGGGTCGATGACCGTGCAGCCGGCATCCCTGAGCCGGGCCGTATCGAAGATCGAGTTGTGCGCCCACTTCGTATACTTCGCGTTGCCAAGGTAGTGCTTGCAGTAGTCACGGGTCTGCTCATTCCACGGCAGGCACATCGTCACCACGCCGTCTGAGAGGGAGATCAACTCGGGATCACGCGAATACCCCGTGGGGGTCGCACGAACCTCGATGTCGAAAGCGAACATATCGTCTTGAGGAATCCAATCCCACTTCGGTTCCGTTAGGAAGTTGCGCTCCGCATCGAAAATCTGGTCGTCGCGAAGGAACATGAAACCATCAGCCATCGTCTTCGCACGCCGAAGATCGGCAGCGAACGCGGCGAGAGGCTTGAAGCCGTTCTTCACGAGAAACTGTGGGCTGAACGTGCAGATGACCTTAGAACGATCCGGCAACTCTACGAGTTGGGACTTGAGCACCTTCCCGAGCTTGTCATCCCCAGCCTTGATGCCCTTCTTCTTGTTGTCCCGAAGGTATGCGCCGATAACTCCGGTCTCCTTCCATGAGACCACCGAGAGATCAGCCGGCTCCCACACATATCCGCGCAGGAACTCTAACCTATCTGACCGACCGAGCACAGCCTTCGTGGCCGGTCCCCCGAACACGAGGACTACCCGGGCCGATGCCTCACGCAGTTTCTTGTAGAATGCCGGGAGGTTCTCCGAGATCATCGCGGCCGTGAGCTTGTCTTCGTATCCAAGCTCCTTCGGTACGATATGAATCTGTGAGCAGTCAGCAGCCGAGAGACCGACCTTCGAGAGTTCCTTGAAAATCCATCTCTCATACGCCTCAGAGAGGACGCTTTCAAACACCAGTAGAGCTTTGGTCATCAGGTCCTCGCAAGGTGTACTTGCCGTTGACAACGTGCAGGTTCTTGAACCAACGCAGATGCTTCATGTCTTCAAACTTCTGCCACGCTGCCCACATGATCGAACGAACCTCGTGATCCGTGCGACGCGCGGCTCCACGCAGGAAGTTGCACTTCGGGCACAGCGGACGTACATTGCCCTTCGTGTACTCACCGCCCATACCGCCGGGGTTGATCCGATCCAACTCCATCTTGTGATGGTTCAGATGAAAGCTCGGACACGGCGCATTCTTACGTTGGTATGCAGCGAGCCTATGGCCTGGAATCCCACAAATGGTGCAACATGCCCCTGCATCCCTTGTAGCGTGCCACATGATCTGGGCCTCCTTCCTGGAGAGCCCAGACCTATGGATGAAATCATTGAGTCCAGCTAGGCCCTTTGCCCTATAATTGGCATCGTAACCTAGTTGACGTAATCTACGGCTCTCACTCGTCCTTTGATAGAGTAGCCGGCACTGCTTGCACCAACTCGCGCCCTTCCACCACTCACTGGCTGGCTTGGTCTCCTGGCACTTCGGGCACCGCTTCTCCTTGCGTTTCAGCAGCGGGCTTCCCATTCACTTCCTCCTGGATTCCAAGTGATACTGCAACCCGAGCGACCTGCTCTGCGATCCCGCGAACCATGATCCTGAAGGCGAACACCATCAGTTCCCTGTGATCCTTGTCATCGATGGGGTACAGCACCCCATTCGTTGCCACGACCTGTCGATGAACCAGATCGATTGCAGCCAGTCCCTCTGGCATAGAAGTCACAACGGCCCGAGGGGCAGAAACACGTTGGTTCATCGCCGCTACAGGTGGCTCGGCAGCAGGATGATTTCCCCACTGCTCATCGAACTTGCGCTGGAGTTCAGCCTCTTCTTCCGGCGTCACCGGCACTGGAGGAGGCGGAAGTACCGTCCCTGGTCCCGCTGATGGAGCCGTCTCCTCGACGATGGGGGCACCAGCGCCTCCCTGCGCTCTGGTGCCGTAGGTCTCGTTCAACTGCCCGATGGCAGCCAGCTTCCGTGCGAGCGGATTGTCCCTCGGGATGATTGGCTGGTTCCCCTCGCCCATGATCAGACTCCTTCAGGTGCGCCAAAGATGGCCGAGACGCCTTGGTTGTTCTCGCCGTTCGGATTCTTGTTCCCCTCGTTGTTGTTGATCACGTAGGAGAAGTGCTGGCCGATCAAGACGCTCTGTCCGGTCTTCGGGAACAGCGCATCGAGAATCTCCAACGTCAACCCACCCGAGAGGTCCAGCCCCGCAGCCTGGATTAGCTGCTTCATCGTGGCCAGTGCCATCGCACTCATGGTGAGTTCCTTCTTCACTTCGTTCGCGCCAGCAGCCGCGACGTTGCCCTTGAGCACGCCGAAGTTGACTCGCATGAACTCGTTCACCGAGCGGCCCACGTTATCGCCGGTCGTACCCGGACCCGGGATGACCTTGGCTTTCAGCGTGAACACCGTGCGGGACGCGCCCTTCTGGCTCGTCTCGTCCTCACGGCTGGCCTCCTCGATCGTCACGTACTCGGTCCAACGAGCTACTCCCTTTTTGCGTGGAGTGCCTTCAGGAACTATGAGGTTGAACCCCGACAGGGCCGCAACCGCATCCAACTGCTCAGGATTCAAATTCAAGTCATTGTCCAGCATTTCGTGTTCTCCTTTGCTTAGTCCTGGTACGATGACAGTTGGCGCACACCAGGTCGCATTTCGCCAACTCTTGTTCCACCTGTTTGATGCTGTACTTTATTCTGCTTGCGGGTCTTTTCTTCCGCCCTCGAACATGATCCCAATCCATGCACTCGGTGGGAACTTCTTCCCGCAGTCCATGCAAGGCTCATCCTTGAGTAGGTCCATGAGGAGTTTTCTGTTCCTGTAAAAGGAAGCGTTCTCCTCTTGGATTTTCTTTCTACGCCGTAGGCTCCACGACAACTTCCTTCGCCTCCTCTTGATAGAAGTGACGATCAAACATCTCCCAGAAGTTTCTGGCATCCACTGCCACAGGCACCACCGGGATCGGGTTGCCCTTCTCGCCAGCTTCATTGATGCGCGCGATAAACGATCCGTGGGGGGCCGTCCTAGCTACAATCTTCGTGATGATCTCCACCTTCCCCGCCACGATCTTGTTCTCAATCTCCCTATCGAGTCGGATCACCGACTTGAAGCGCGCTGCGAGCCAGGTGGTCATTGCCTTTCCGACCGTCGCCGGGCCGCCTGGGAGCCTGTTCCCTGCATCGTCTGTATCCGGGTGATCTTGGTGACATACGAAAACTATGTTGAATGTCTTCTGCTGGTTCAAAATCTGAACCACGAAGTTGCGGATGATGGCGTGGGTTCCGCCGTAGTCCCCCCGGTCGGGTAGACTGGCACGAAGGGCCGTGCCGGTGCCTATCTCGACGTGCTTGCTGGAGAACATCCCCATGTTCGTGCAATAGGACAGGAGTTTCCAGGTTAGGTTCGAGAAGGTGTCGATCACGATGGTCTTAGCTGTCGGAAACTGCTTCCTCCAATCCCGCGATGCAATCTCAGCCGCATCAACGAATGGATTTTCCCAAGTGGGCTTGACCACATGGATTCGGCCACGGTACTTTTCCAATACCGAATCGAGACCTTCGCTTCCCTCATCTAGCGCGAAGTAAATGATCTCGCCAAACCGCTCGGTGAGTGAAGTAGCGAGGCGCGTTTTCCCCGAGCCAGCATCTCCATATAGGAGGATGATGTCCCGCCGCTGTGTAGCTACTTCAGGAGATAACGTCTGTAGTGCCATGAAGTTGTCCTTTCTGGAAGGCGTTTACTTGAAATTGCGGACAATTATTACCTCTACCTCGTTCGCCTCAAACTTGGGGAAGCACATCTTGCCCCCCTCAATCAGCGCGAGTTTCGCTTGCTCGGCCGAGCATCCCAAGTCCCGCAAGCTACGGGCCGCAGCAACGGCGGCATGATGGCGGCCTCCTTCCTCGGCTCCTTCCGTGATGAACAATCGACCAGCCCGGGTCATGTGTGGGATAAACACCTGCCACGGGGTCGATCCATCCACTCCAGGCAGTGAGACAACTTCAACCGGCTTCCACACACCGTATGGCGCGTACTTGAGGAGCTTGTCTGCGAGAGCGTAGTTGTTGTCGGTCGCCTCTTCGAGCAAGTCCCCGCGCCTGCCAGTCTTCACGTTGATGGTGTACGGCATCCGCATGACACGCGGTAGGTCTCGCGCACACAGGTCCACCATACACCCCTCATTTCCTACGATGTCGAGCCTCTCCCGCAGGAGATTAAGCCAGTAACCCATCGCCCTCGGGGCCGCTTCCTTGATAGCGTACTCCTGCACCCCGATCAGCGTGTCCTCCAACTCGAAGTCCCGAGCCAGCGGTTCCGTGCGAAACATCTTGCGCTCGGTGACGGCGACGGGGTAGAGCGGGTACCATGCCTGCATTCCTCGGCCCGAGTCGATGACGTACCGATGAAGCGTCTTCTCTCCGATGTAGTTCCTGAGGATCGCATCTACCTTGTCGAGCGCCGCAAGCGGATTGGGGATACCCTCGTAATTCGCCAGGGGATCGATGTCGATCAGGAACCAGCACCAGAAATCGATCTCATCCGCGCTCGAACGCGTGCCGTTCAAGGGCGCGCTCGGATTCATCTGCACGTAGAGGTTCCAGCCATCAGCTTCCGACCAGTTCGCAGCATTGCGAAGCTGTGCCGGATTCCCGCACACCATGCCGAACGCCTTGTCCTTCCTGCGCGCGAAGATTCGGAACGCAGGATTGGCGAGCGCCGGCCAGTGCCGGCGCATGAGGGTGAAGACCTTCTCAGCTTCAGCGTGTGTCATTGTCTATTCTGCTCCCCTCGTTGAAAGGTTCGCGTTCGATGACCGCGCTCTCCATTTAGTCTTTGCCATGCTTATGATGGCGAGTTGGGGCAGTTGGCATTGAGCATCGAAACGTCGCCGGGGCCGGGATGCTGGGCACGCGCTTGGCGGTTCCGTCACACTGCTCTCCCCCTCCATGACCATCATCCACGATCGCCTCGCACGCCCGCTCCATCGGGTCGGTGTACTTGTCGTAGGCGTCGAACTTGACGCCGCACTTCTCACACAAATAAACATATATCGGCATGACGTTTCCTCGTTCTGATGCGGGTTGCGCTCACGCCAAAGTCTTTGATATTGACTGATCGGTGTGAGTGTCCTAAAAGGACGCTTCGTCGGAGCCATATGTTTCTTCTCTATCGGCGAAGAACTCATCGTCATCCAAGCTGATCTCATTCAAAAAGACCAGCGTGTACGGATCGATGCTGCTCCCGTAGTATCCGCTGTCGGCTCCCCGTGTGGATGGGATAGGCCGGCCGCTCAGGTACGCATCTGCCGTGCGTTCCATCTCGATCGAGAGAACCGTGAGGTCCTCGCGCGCTGATTCGATCTGCCGTTCGTCCATGCCGATGACCGTCTGGAGGAACATCTCCTCCGGGGTGTTCAGGATTTCCCGATGAGGCATCAGGAGTGGGCTCGCCTGATCGATGTCCTCAGGTAGACCCAACTCAGCCAACCGCTTCTTGCTGATGCGCGCCATCGAGCGGTACTTGAGCTTGCGGATCACGTTGTATATCGTGCCGCTGTACTCCAGTCCCATCTCCTTGTACTTGTTTCGCAGGTACCAGCCGTAGAGCAACTCGTGCATGTTGCGCCGAGCGACGCTGATGTAGTTGTCGGCCTTGATGCTCGCGCCGATGGTCTTGTTCTGGATGTGGAACGCCTTGCCGAAGATCACCGCCACCCTATCGGGCCGACCTCTGAACGGAAGACCCGACCACGTTTCGAACTCGAAGGACTGCTCGACTTCGAGCGTAGCTTCGATGGGGAAGTAGTCCTTCCAGAATCTCAAAGGCTCGATGAGCGACTTGAGTTCGTTGTAGGAATCTTCTTCGCCAAGTGGGGAGACCGCTGGCAGAATAGATGCCAGGGCCTCGCCCACCTGAGTCCCCTCGGCGAAGGACTTCTCGAATGCCTTGTGAACGATCTTGCCCGTGACGAGAGCCTGAGGCGTGCGCCGGGGCACACGGTTCTCCAGCCACGCATAACACCAGCGTAGCCTATCCGACTGGAACGCATTGATGGATGAGACGCTGATGTACTCAAGTTTCTCAGCGCGCACTGATCCTCCGAAGGCGCTTGATGCACCTAGTAGGGATGGCGATGCTGTCGGCGTAGTTGCCGGTGTCAATACAGATGCTCTGCACCACTACGATCTGCTTCTTGGTGTGCTCTAGGACATAGCCTACCGTTCGGCACACAGCAATCCCGGTACCTAGAAACATCTCGCGAGCACCCCAGCCCCGAGTAGTTGCCGAATCCACCCATTCGATTTCAACGATTCGAGGGATCATGCCTGTACTCCGTTCGCGCCAGCGACCATGACGACCTTATCGAGGTAGAGCGTGGCCGAATTGCTCTTGCCATCAGAAGCGGACTCGTAGTCGAAACATGCGATCCACCCTCCAGTCATGTCATAGTTGGTCACCTTGTAGAACCGGAGAGTCGTGCCGTTCGTCAAGAAGACCGTGATGTGATCGTAAGTCCACTTCATAAGGAATCTGCCGGCGCAGACTCGGGGATCGGGATGAGGAGAACCGACACGAACTCGTAGCCCTTGGTGAGACCCCACGGGCGCAGCCGAGCGATGGAGATGGTGCGAAGCTCACCACGCGCGTTGATGAAGGACACACGCGAGGAGCCAACACCTTTGATCGTGATGGTGCGGCCGCCCTGGCGCGGATCGCGCGAACGCCAGACCTGACCGACAGCGGGGAACGGGGTGCTGAGAGTTGCCGTGCTCATTTCATTCTCCTTCTTCTGGTGGGTTGATGATCACTGTCAGGATGCCCCTTCTCATCTCGATTCTCTGCATCTCCTTCGGTGCGAAACGGTAGTCCATTGACACGTAGAGGTACTGCTTTTTGTCGTCTGGATATACCTCCAACTCTGCGCAGTCATCAGTCAAAGAAAAAGCATATACGCAATTTTCTGGAAGACGCCCTATGATGATCTTGGCTGTATCTAGTGCCTGACTTGCTCTAGTTTCTGGCATAGGAGGTTTCTTACGTCCCATGTCTTCCTCGCGTGAACACCGTGTTATGCACTGCCCGTTGGGTTGCTCTCTTCCCGGCCCGTGTCTTCGACCAAGCCTTCTGGGTCTTCTTGTCCCTCCACACTCTCTGTTCTCCCTTGAGCGATGCTCTCCGTTAGGATGCTGTCGATTGCCTTGTACGCGCCATGCAGTTCGTCGCTGTACGATTCCTCGACGCTGCTCCCGTACCAGATGCCGTGACCTCCCGCGTTCAAGTCCTCGCATGATACTAGGAACGCGTCGAGGTCGTTGCGCCAGGGGTCCGGGGGCGTGCCCTCGACCTCTTCCATGAGTCGTTTGCGATTGCCGAAGCTCATTGTCCCCCTCCTCCTACCCTTCTACCTTATCATGGCGCACAGCGCCCCGTCAAGCGGAAAGTGTGTAGAACACGCGCCGACCTTCCGCGCGCTTCGAGACGGCAAGTTCCTTGAGCCGGCGATCAAGCGTCGCCGATGACATGCCGTTAAGTGCTGACCATTCAAGCAGTTGCTCGCGTGAGACCTCGCCCTGCTTCTTGAGGTATTCCGCAAGCTGATTGGGATCCTCATCGTCCGAGTCCTGTTCCTCCAACTCACCACGGAACACGACCTGTTTCGTCATCCCGAGTTCGGGCTTCTCCTGCGACGTGATCTCGAACTTGAAATCGAGCGGTTGGACCGCGCGGGCCTTCCGAATCTCGACTTTGGCCTTGCCCTTTCTTCCCTTGACAAACATCGTGAAGTCTGCGCCGTCTTCCACTGCCGTAGACCCACGCGTGCGTTCGTCGCCCGCGCCCGTGTGGTGAATCAGGATGATCGTTGCTCCAGTGAGATGCCGGATCAGCTTGAGGTTCTGAATGATCGGCTCCATGTCGTCCGACTCATTCTCCTTGCCCGTGTTCAACGCGCGCAGCGTGTCGAGCACGATGAGCTTCGATCCTCGATACCCTTCTTGTTCGATGTCGCCAGTCGGGCGCTGGCCGATGATGTCACCCTCTTCGGAGAAGATGGGTTCGAAGGTCACCACGTTCTTGAGATGGGTGAACAGGGAGTTGGCCGTCTTCGCGATCGAGTACGCATCCATTCGCTGCATCAGATTGAGTCCCGGATGCCAGCACAGCCTAAGCCCTTCGAGCGTTTGCTGGAGGTTCATGTCTGTCTTCTCGGCCTTCCACTGCTCCTTGATCATCGCCCAGATCGCATTGCCCGTGTCGTACTTCGGGGAGTCCTGCTCGATGAACAGCACGTTGCCCCGGCTGTACTCCGGGACCTTGTAGTGCCCGAGGAACGGGGATCCCGTGACGATGGACCGCGCCGCTTCCATCGCCAGGAACGTCTTGCCCGAGTACCCGCGCCCCGCCAGCACACAGACCGCACCTTGGGGGATCAGGCCCTCGATCAGCATCCAGGGCTTTGGGATGTTCTCCAGAGCCCCGGAGCCCTCGGTCTCGAGGATCCGGGCCTTGTCCAACCAGTTCTTGTGGGGGTTGACCTTTATCACGCCCATGATAAGAATTAACTCCTTTCAGGGTATGGATTTACCCTCGTTTATCAAGGCCCTCAGAGAGTAGCGAAGCTACTCTGAGGCTCTTGACTTTTGATGACGTTTCTCCTCGAGCTCGGCGTCCCGCTCCCGGTTCAGGGAGTCGGCGAGGAGCCCGGCTTTGGCGCGGTCGTAGTTCGGCCCGAGGCGGGCCCACAGGCCGGCTCGTCCTTCGTCGTACTCTCGGACAACGTACTTCGTGCCTAAGTATATAGCCAGAGTCATTTTACCTCCCTGAACTTATCGAATGCGTTCCAAAACTGAACGACCTTGATCCTCCCCAAGTTGAGACGAAGAATCTCGTAAACCCTTCTCGTAGCTGAATATCCACCTACTTGCCAGCGGTAAATCTGCTTCCCTTTGGGAAAGTATGGCCCCAGCACACCGCCTTCACCTACGATTGCATGAAACCTATCAAGCACTTCCCTGTCCTTCTGGCCAACGACAACTCGAAGTCTCCCACGGATACATCCTACGTATCCTTCACCGTCAAAGAACCCCGCAGCCCACGCCGCTGATGTTTTGTCGATGCTCATAGGCCGGGGTTCGGGCTTTCGTCCCCCTCGGGCCGACCCAACCACTTGATCCATCGGCTCAACTTAAACCTGCGAACCTCTTGGTGGAACTGAGACATCTGAGCGCACATGAACTTGAACGCGTGGAGCTTGGCTGGATCACGTTCAATCCTACGTGCGATTCGCTTCGCGCGACGGCGTTGTTTGCCGGCCGATAGTCGTTGCTCCAGTGAACGGAGCGGGCGTGCTGTGGTTTTCACTTCTCCTCCTTCCACCAATTCGGTTCGCTCGCGCGGGAACCGGAATCAGAACCTCCGTTGATCAACCCGTGCAGGATAGTCGGACCGTTTGCGACCATCAGCGTGTTGGATTTCCTTACGCCAACCTCGCCGGGCCCGTACTCTGTCGGGTTGAAATCCTTCTCCATCACGATTGGCTTGCCGTGCCGGAATGCTCGGGGAGTAAGCTCGCGCTCGACCAGCTTGCGGCCGATAGTCCTAGAACGGGACATCATCATCCTCCTCCCCAAAAAAGTCGGGGTCTGGGTCAAATTCGATCGGTTCGTCATCGCCAAAGGGATCGTCTTCGTAGGCGATAGTCGGATCGATGTTGCGGGGATCATAGGAATCCGGGTCACACTCCGGGCAGGGACATCCCTCTTCGTGATCCATGCTTTTACCTCCCGATAGTTGTACGGGCGCAGGTCAACAGTCGTCTCGCCGAGATCGGATCGTTTGGGACAATCCCATGTTGTCCCTGCGCCCTATAGTAGTATCTCATGCCGTGCGGATGGAGTCAAGCGTTTTCTTCTTGCTCGATCAAGTCCGTGATTGCTTCCACGCTACTGCTACCCCATCCGTAGGGTCCAGACTCCTCCGTCCCATCGCGCCACGCGCACCAGTCCCATTGACGGCATGGGATAGGCGGGAGGATCAAGTCAACGCGAATGTCCCCAAGCCTTACGGCCGGCTCTGCCATGTGAATCACCACCCTTCGGTTGCCAATAGTTGTTGCCTACCGTCCAGCGTACAGGTAGGGGTATGCTTCGTGCAAGAGCATTGACAGGCACATGAGTGTACCAAGGCACGCGAGAAAACACAATAGACGTATCATGGAGTACCTCCCTCCGGGCCGGCTGGGATCATCCCCGGCAGAGTAGGCAACCGCATTGCCCGTTAGCGTGAGCCTCTTCTAATAGTTGTCGCGCCCATCCCCGCGCAATGTCACCAGCCGGCGAAGGGTCCACGGCCGGCCACCCATCCGCGTCCACGGCATCCCCGTAGTCATCGGTTGGGTACCGTTGCGCGTGGAGCGCGCGCAAGTGTGCCTTGAGCACGTCTAGTGCTTCGCGCGTGGTTATAGCTCTAGACTCCAGAATCCCCACACGTACAGTGTGGTAGTGACGTGTCCGATGCCGGGGTAGGCACGCGGGAGCCAATGCCAACGGCGATACCCTCGCGTGCATGCGATGCGTCCGGGCATGCTGTAGAAGTTCCACGGCCGACCAATGCGCGGCATGTCTTCAATCCTCCCGCTTGTCATACCACACAAGCCACACGGTCACACCGTCCGGGTTGAATGCTTTGGTGATCAGCGCGTTGACTCCGACGCTGGTACACAACCGCTGCATCTCTTGCGTTGCGGCTTTGCGCGTCCGGCGCATGCCGTGCAGGACCCATTGCGCGCGGTAGCTCATAGCTTGACGATCCACGGTTATACCTCCGCGTTGATGGTGGCGGCAAACGCTTCGATTTCCGCCCATTGAATCAAATGGCATCCCGCCGTTACGTCACCATTGGCGGAAATGCGGTTGACTTGGAACGCTCCTACGTGGAGCGTGTGCCCGTTCGGCTCCCATGCTGTGCCGGTATCGTGGCAGTGTGCCGCGCGTTTCATGGCAATGAGCGCATGTGCAAGCGGGACGGTTGCGCCTTGGGACGTTTCGACGGTCTCCCCGCGTAGGCGAAGCATCGCCGAGCCTTGTGCGGTTCGCATTTCATGGTACTCCAAGCGCACAAAGGTATTGCCGGCACGCCATTGCGTGATACGTTCGGCCGATTCGAGCCTAGCAACGCGTTGCCTTTCCTGCTCGCGTTCAACGCGTCGCGCGGTTTCCCGCTCACGCTTGGCGCGATATGCTGGCGTATCAAGCCTTGCGGCACGCTCGGCGCGGGCATTTTCAATTGCGATTGCATCCCCCGCGCGGTCAAGGTCACATTCGAGCCCGAACGCATCCGCGTACCCTTCCGCGTTCGCGGTATCCTGTCCTAATGCGTCATAAATGGAGGAGTACGGCTCCGAACGCATCCGCTTGAGCCGTCCCTTTTGCGTTTCGTATTGCTCCATAAGGTATGCAAGATTGCGCGCGTGATCGGGCTCCGGGCTGGTATCCCCGTAGTGCCGGCCGGCATTGACTCCAAGGCTCGGGACGCGGTACGTATCCCCGTTACCGTGGAACGCGTGACTTGCGCCCGATACGTGCCCGCTCGTGGTGACGCTGTAGCTTGCGGCCGTGATCAAGGCAACGCGGTTGCCGCGCGTGTCCCGCACGATGCGGGCAACCGGGGTAGAGTAGGAGAAAAACACGTCACGCTCAAAATGTGTTGACCCGCTTCTCCCGTGTTCCTGTGAACCTTGCGCCCAAACGTGCGCGCACATATGATTTGTGAAAACGGTACGCACGGCGTTACTCCTCTCTTGTGAAGTATTCTACCACACTACACACCACGAAGAAACCAACTACCATCAAAATTACTGTGCCGATCATTATACTATCTCCCCGTCTTTGGCGTCAAGTTCTTTTTGGATCACTGGCCAGCGCGTTGCCTTATCCTCTTCTACAATCGCGGCAATGTCTGCCGTTGTGGCCGGCACACATTCGAAGCA